CGAATTGCGCTGCGACAGATAACGTATGCCGCCAATCGTCCCGCCGCTGAACGTGGTGAAGCCGGAGTCGATGAATCCGATATTGGTGGCGATGGCAAAGATGCTGTAGGTCTGCGATCCGGACATCGCAAACGTGAAACCGCCGCCGCCATATGCGATCGTCCCGCCATTTGCGTATGCGTGATACGTCGCTGCACCGGAAATCGCGCAGCTGCCGGTGGCCACGACACGCGAGTCCGCATCGGCGCGGAGGTGATACGCGCAGCTGCCGAAATCGATATTCTGAAAGCGGATATCGCCGCCATTTTTGGCATAGAGTCCGGCGTCGCCCGATTGCAGCTTGAGGTCGCGCACCTTCCAGACGCCGCCGGCATCGTTGACGATGCAAGGGGCGATCGTATTCAACAACACGTTCGCCGGCGTGGCACTGTTGCCCTGGATGATCGGCGGCAGCGCACCGACATACGGCTTAAGCTGAAGCGCACCCGTGAACGTGCCATTGCGGACCTGAATCGTCGCCTGGAAGATCGACAGATCGAGCGCCGCCACGGCATCTATCGCTTTCTGAATCGTCAGGAAAGCGCCGCCCGCCGAATCCGCAAGACCCGTATTGCCGTCGCTGCCATCGGTGCGAACGTAATAGGTGCGGCCTGCCGCGAGGACGTCGCGTACGCCGAGATTGCTGCGCGCCGTGGCGGGGCTTGCGAGATCCGAAAGATTGTTGGCGGCAAGCAATCCGGGTCTGCTCAATGCCTGCCATCGCGCCGCCGTGCCGTCGTAACGCAACAGCGCGGCCTGCTTTCCGGCGAGCACGAGATTGCCGCCGAGCGCGAAGCGACTGGCCGCCGAAGACGCTGCGTTGTCATCCAGGAACGTCAGCGTCTGGCTGCCGACATTGAGCAAACAGACCACCCGGCCTTCGGCGCCACCGGCGAGGCCCGACACCGTTCGCGCCGCATCCGCCGAAAGCTGCACCATCGATGCGCCGGCAAAGCCCGCGGGCGCGTAGTCATTCTGATTGGCGGTAATCTGAGTGGGCGCGATGACGCCCGACAGCATCAGCCCGTGCGGCAATGTCAGATTGCCCGTGCCCTGATCGATAACGAATGCCTCGGTGAAACTGGAACCATCGGCGGACACTTTCAGCTTGAACGCATCCGATCCGACCAGGCCGAATTCGGCGCGCCCGGAATAGTTGTTCGAGAAAACGACAGACGCCGTATGTGCGGTGTCGTCCTTCGACACCTGCACACGCATGTCGCCCGTGCCACCATCGGCCGCATTGATCGATGCGAGCAGCGCAGCGTTGGAGCGAACGCTTAGGAGATTTGGCGCAGCGGCAATCGTATTGATGCCGAGCTTGTCGACATCGTCGAACGAGGCCGACTGTTCGCGCCACGTTGCACCATCGTACACGAACATCGCGCTATCTGCGACCGACCAGGCGCACCAACCGGCTTTCGGCGTCAGGAAAACCCACACGCCGTCCTGCCAGGTGGCGATGGCATCGTCACGACCGCTCCAATGACCGGTGGCCCCCACCGCCACGATGTGCCGGTCGCCCTCGTTCGGCGACACGGGCGGTGCGGTCAATGTTTTGTCCAGCACCGATATCTGAATCGTCGCATCGAGAATGCGCAACGCGTCGTTGTGGGTGACATGTTTCTGTGCCTGGCTGCCTTCGATGAAAGGCAGCCCCAGATTCGCTGTATCGGTCATGATCGCTCATAAAGTGAGAGTAAGTTCGGCAGCGTGACCGGCGCCGACGGCGCTGGAAAGCTGAACGACGCGCAGATGCAGGCTCGATTGCAACACGCCGAAATCGGCGAGTTCATCGGCAGTGGCATAGATGGCCGCCGGTGCCGCACACGCGATCGACCGCTTCACCGCGCCACCGGAGAGAATGTCGAGCGTGTAGGCTTCGGCATCCTCACCGAGCGGCACCTCCGCATTCCAGCCGTCGCCGTCGGTGCGGGTGCGGCGTATCCAGCCGATGTGAATGCCATCGTCGCGACGTGTCGCCGTGACGTGAACCGGCGACAGCGGCAGCAATGCTGCATTGCCCGGCGTAACGCTCAAGGCAACTGCTGTCGGATCGTCATGGCTGCGGCCGGAGGCTACGATGCGCAAATCCAGCGTACGGTCGAGGGCATCGAGTCCGCGCGCCAGCGGCAGCAGGCTCGCATCGAGCAGGACGAACGGCGCGCCTGCCGGGAGCGGATCCGCAATGGCGTATTCGGTGCCTGCCTGGCCCCGCAACAATCCCGATAGAAGATACGTTCTGTCGTCCACGAGCACCGCGCTGGCGAACTGCAGAACCTCCCAAACGCCATCGGCGTTGCGCACTGCCGCTGCGTTGGCGCCGTTGAGCACCCGCGCGTCGCTCAGGGAGGTCAATGCGCCACCGTAAAGCCGGACACGAATGACGTGGCCGCGATCCCAGTGCCCCGACGTGGCGGGCGGCAATCCGTCCAGCGTCTCGCCGATTGTTGCCGACGCCGCAGCCAGCGCAATCGCCTGATAGCTCGCGCCATCGACCGAACGCCACACCGTCACCGAACCGGGCCACGGGTCCGCGAAGATTGCCAGCCGCGTCAAAATTGGCGGCTGCGATGGCTCAAGCGTCGGCAAATCCAGCGCCACGGCATGCACCGGTCCAAGCGAAAGCGGCAACGCCGGTTGCATGCGGCGCGGCGTCAGCAACGGTGTGGCGAAGACCTCCGGATCGATGCTGCGTGCCTTGACCTGCCGCGACTGCGTATCGACGAGGCTGTCGATCTCGAACAGGCGCCGCCGATCGTTGACCGTGACCGCAACGAGATCGCCCGGCGCCAACGGCAGTCGCTGCATGCCCAGCGCAAATTCGATGCTCTCGCGGCCCGCCCACAGATCCTGCAGCCAGACCTCGGCGCGTTGTGTCGCCGCGGCATCGTGCGTCACCACGGCAAGGTCGGAGTGGATGGTCCGGTTGGCGCCGCCGACCAGGCGCCGCGACGTCACCGCTGCGCGCCGGTAGTCGATCGTCGCATCGGTGTAGCCGAAGCTGACTTCGCGCGGCAGCTCGGTTTCCTGCGCCCGCGTCAGCCGCGCCACGGGGCCTTTGTCCGGCAGCACCAATTCGTCCTCGTCGATTTCGGCGACCGGCGCCCGACCGCGCTGAATGAAGCGCAGAGTGCCATCCGCCGTCGTTGCATCGAAAGCATAGGCCAGCGCCAGCGGTTCGATCATCGCACGCGGCGCCATCGGCCGATCGACGACGTAGCCGTCGCAACCGTCGCGCAGCGCCGAGACATCGACGCCTGTCACATCGGCATCGGCCAGCATGGCACCAACCAATGCATCGAGCGGCGCAGAGCCGAGCCGTCCGCTCAGCCAATGCCCGGTCTGCCAATTCGACGCGTCGCTCCATACATCATCGGCAGCGGGGAACACCGGATAGGGTCGCGCATCCCAGGTCCACAGATGCATGGCCGAAACGTCGATCATGCGGCCGCCGTAGACCGGCGACGTTGGGTTACGTGCATCGTTGCCACCGAACGCCGGGTCGAATGCGCCGATAAATGCTTCGAGGTAACGGCGCTGGATCAGATCGTCGCGCCGCCCGCTGGAAAAATATGGCGCGCGATTTTCCGAGGATTTCGGATCGGGAAACACGCTCGGCTGGTTGGCGCCCTTGTCCACCGCCGGGCAGCCGACTTCGGTGATCCAGATCGGCTTGCTGCGCGGCGCCCACGCTGTCGGCGCCGCCAGTTCGACACCGCCGACGCGTTCGTGGTGCGGATTCGCCCACCAGTTCTGCAGATCCTTGGCGCGAAACATCCACGGCTTGCCGAGACCGTCTGTGATCGGCAAACGATCCTGCGCCGCGCGCGCGGCATCGTCGGCATAATACCAGTCGTAGCCTTCGCCGCCGCTGACGTTGGCGTCGAGATAATCGAGATCGTAGTTCGATGACGCCAGCGACAGGTCACGATGCCCGGCCTCGTCGCGCCAGTCGGCCAGTGGCGCATAGTAATCGATACCGATGGCGTCAACCGCCGGCGACGCCCAGAGCGGATCGAGCGGGAAACGCACCTCCGACGCACCGACATCGACGACATCCGCCCCATACTCGGTCCAGTCCGCGCCATACGTCACCACCGTTGCGCCACCGACGATGGCTTTGACGTCGGCGGCCAGCGCCACCAAATGGTTCACGGCGGGGTAGACACCCGCGCCGGAACGCAGACGCGTCAGCCCACGCAATTCGGAGCCGATCATGAATGCATCGACCCCGCCGTTCACCGCGACGAGGCTGGCGTAATGCAGCACCATGCGGCGATAATTCCACGCGCCGCCGCCGAAGAAATTCGCAACCTGCGCCGCAACGGCAGCCGTGCCCTGCGTCGAACCGGGCCATCCCGGCGCGGGATCGCAAGTGATGCGCCCGCGCCAGGGATACGCCGGCTGCGAAGCCGCGCCGCTCCACGGATCGGGCAAGCCGTTGCCGGAGGCAATATCCATCATTACGAACGGATAGAACGTCACCTTCAGGCCGCGCGCCTTCAACTCGTGCAGCAGCGCGACGACGCTACCGTCCGATGGCGTGCCGCCGAACGCCGGGCGGCCGTTGACCTGCGACACCACATAAGCGGTTTCGCGCGTCACCTCATCGACGGCCCAGGTATCCGGCAAGGTGCTTTTCAACGCATTGTCGATGCCGGGCCGCACGATGCAATGGCCGGCGCGCAGATCGGAGCCGAACCACGCCACCACCACGGCGACACGTTCGAGATTGGGGCAGACGCCCTGCAGATCGTCGAGCGCGGCAATGACATCCGACGGCGCATTCGACACATGGCGGTTCTCCGGCGTCGATTGCCCGGGTCCCGCCAACGCCACCACGGTCGACGGCGTATAGCCGAATTCCGTGGTACCGGGGATCAGCGTCACCGCGCGCACCATCTTTTCCAGCTGTCCGACCGGACGGATGATCTCGAATGACAATTGCGGAATGCGGTTGCCGTAATCCGCCAGCGGCAATCGCTCGAACACCACATAAGCGTGGCCGCGATAGGCCGGCGCGTTGTTGGCGCCCTCCTTCGCCGCGATCAGATCGTCGACGGTCTGATCTTCGGTGCCGCGATGCACGCGGATGTTGAGATTGGTGATGTCGAGCGGCTTGCCATCGGCCCAGATACGGCCGACTCGTCCGATTTCGCCCTCACACAAACCGACCGCGCAGTTGGCGAAATAGGTATAGGTCGTCGTTGTCGTGGTCGGACCGCCAAAGCCCTTGCCGCCCGATGAGGTGGTGTCGGTGGAAACCACTTCCTCGAGCGGCGTCGCCCAGATCACCTGACCCGACAGCCGGGCACGGCCATAGACGCGCGGAATCGGCGCGCCTTCGGTCGATGCCATGACATCGAGATCGGCGAGGCGCGGACCACTCACCGATTTGTCGCCAGGACCGAGCATCGCGTGGTCGACCATGTTGCCGACGAGCGCGCCGGCGATTCGTCCGGCAATCGCTCCGGCGGGGCCGAACACCGCGCCGATGGCGCCGCCCGCAACGGAAAGAACAAGTGCAGCCATCAGTCCGACACTCCGGGAAAGCGAAAGGCATAAGCGAGGCGGCGATGCCACCACGGCGCGAGCGCGACTTCGCACACCGATGCGCCATCGTGTGCGTGAATCATGCCGCCGCCTTCGATGGCGATGGCGACATGCTTGGCAATGAAGCCGGCGCGCCAGCGAAACAGCAGCACGTCACCGGCACCGAACGACGCAATCGGGATCGGCGTGAGGTGGCGCAGCGCGGCAGCCGCCAACGTTTCTTCGCCACCCGCTTCGGCCCAGTCGGCGGCGTAAGGCGGCGGCAATTCCGGCTCATCGCCGATGCATGCGCGCCAGACGCCGCGCACCAGACCGAGGCAATCGCACCCGACACCCTTGACCGAAGCCTGATGCCGATAGCGCGTGCCGATCCATTCCCGCGCTTCGGCGACAATCGCCGCGCGAGTGAGAGTGTGAGTCACTGTGACTGCTCCGGTGCGCTTGCAACGCGGTTGTGAAAGGCTCGGCGTCAGATCCCGTCATCCGCCTCGGTCGAATCCGCCGACCGTTCCGCCACCGGACGCCGCGGCGCTGGCGCTCGGATAGCTGATGACGAAATCGTTGCCGGGAATTTGCGGAAAGCCGCGAAAATTGAGCGTGTTCGCAAAGCGGTCGCGGCACGTCGCGAAGGTCTTGTCGCAGCCTGCGGTGATGGTGAAGGCGTCCCCCATCGCAATCGACTCAGCCATCGTCTGCCACAGCGACAGCCTCACCACACCGTTGACGATGCGGTGCTCCTTCACTTCCACGGCGAGACCGGCGTTGGCGCCGCCAGTCCAACTCAGTCGTCCGGCATTGAACAGGCCTTCGACAAAAGCGTCGAGCCCGCTCACCGCCATCAGTGACGTACCCTCCATGACGGCGACATGACCGGCACCGTGAAACGCCGGATTGTCGAGATCGAAGCGGCAGCGCTTGTCACCGAGATCGGCATTGCACTTCGCGGTGTAGAGCCGCCCGCTTTCCTGCGACAACAGATCCGCCAGCCCGCGTAACTCGGCGCTGAAGCTCTGGCCTTCGCGCTTGACCTCGCCGAGGGTGCCGCGCGCGGTCAACACCTTGAGCGTCGGCTCGCTCCAGTCGACCAGCCAGGTCTCGACCTGTGCCGCGTCGTAACGCCCGGCGGCAAGATCGGCTTCGGTCAGCGCATCGTCGGACAGCGCGCCGGACAACTCGCTTCCATCGACCGACAGGTCAAAGCGGCTCGCCGCTTCCGATGCGACGAACCCGGTGCCGGCACGGCAGATCACGCCATCGAGCGCGATATCCTCATCGTGATCGGTGAAACCGGACACCACGCCATCGCGCCGCGTCAGCTTCCAGCAGCGCGCCAGCGTGGTAACGCCGGAATTCAGCTTCGCCTGCAAGGCGGCGGGGACGCGCCTCATGGCCGGATCTCCACCAGCGGAATTTTCGGGATGGCGCCCGCGGCGAACGCCGATAGATCGACTTCGAGATAGTCGGTATCGAACCGCACCGGCACGTCAAACATGAAGCCCGCCGTCACCAGCGCGCCGGGCGGGGGAATATGGCCGGCGAGAAACGTCACGCCGCCGGTGACCGTGTCGCAGGTAAACGCCGTATCGGCGACTACTTCGACATGATCGACCGCAACACGAACGCTCCCCGTCACCGGCTTGGCGATCGGGCGGCGATATGGCGCGAAGGCGCTGCCGTAGGTTTTCACCAGTTGAAACGCGGCCGTTGCGCCGTCACCGACGCCGATGCTTTGATCGAGCGGCGTAATCGCGCTTCCGGCCTGCGCCGAATTCTGGTCCAGCCGGTCGCGCCAGCGAAAACCGTAAAGCTGACCGCGCCGCTCCTCGAAGAAAGCCACCACGCTACGCAGCGCATCCAGCGTCTTGACGCCGTAGCCGGCATCGTAGCGCCGCCGCGAATGCGCCCAGCGCGCGTTGCGTTCCTCTCGGCCCGAGCCAAACGAGACGATATCGGTCCGCCGTTCCGGCCCACCCACGCTCTTCAGCGCGACGTCGAGCGGAAACAGCACTTCGTGAAATGATGTCATGACGAGATCCAGCAAATGATCCGTCATCCTGAGGTGCGGCGCGCACAGCGTGCCGCCTCGAAGGATGCTGGAATAAACACTGTCATCCTTCGAGGCTCGCGATAGTTATCGCTCGCACCTCTGGATGACGGCCGCGCATTGATTCACAAACTGCGTTGACCGCGCGCGACGGCGCGGGCGATCTGCCCGGTGATGTAGCTTTCCGAGCGACGAAAGCTGTCGGCATCCGGCGTCGCGATCTGCACCGTGATGTTGTTGCCGCCGCCGCCATGGCCGCTGACCCCGAGCCGTCCGTCCGGGCCGCGCGTCAACGGCATGATGGCTTCCGGCCCGGCTTCGCCGGCGAGCCCGGTGCCACCGCCGATCAGCGGAAAATACGTCGGCGTACCGATCACGCCGCCAGCGGCAAAGGGCTGCACCGCGCCGGTCGCGGCCGCCATCGATGGGGCGACCGGCGCATTGCCGATCCCGGTCAGTCCCGACAGCAGACTTTCGATGCCGCCGGACAGTGCGCTGGTCAGCGGCTTGAACGCCAACCGTACCGACAGGTCGGACAGACGCAGCGCCAGCGACTTCAACACATCGTCGAATTGCTTGCCGCCGGTCACCGACGTCGCAAACGCCGAAGTCATGGCGCGGGCAAAACTGTTGGCGCCGCTGGAGAGATCGCGCGTCTTCAGCGTGAGGCTGTCGAGCGTGCTCGCCGTATCGAGAAATTCGCTATCATCCGCCATGTGGCTCTCTCTCCACCACTGCATCCGGAAACCGTTGCATCAAATCGGTTAGATCATCGCGGCTGAGCGGCGGCACGGCGCGCCCACGCAACGCGACGATGGCGTAAGCCAGCTCGCGCGGTGTCATGCGCCAGAACGTCTCCGACGGCAGCTTGAGCACGCCGAGGCCAAAGCCGATGGCGTCGCTCCACGGAAACGGCTTCATCGCGCCGGCTCGCTCGCCGCATCGTCGAACGTTGCGGCAATCAACTCCGCTGCGATCCGCACGAACGCGGCTGCGCCGCCTGGCACCGTCATCGCCGCCACCTCGTCGTCGCCGACCGCCTCGCCTGCACCACGCAAGCCTGCGGCGATGATGCGCACGAGATCGCGTGCCGACATCCGCCCGCTGCCGAAACGCTCGGCCAGCGCCACCAGATCGTCGGCGCCGAACGCGGCTTCCAGTTCGGCCAGCGCGCCGAGCGTCAGCACCAGCGTGCGACGGCGGCCGCCAAGCTCGGCGTCGATTTCACCGCGATATTTATTGGGCATGCGCCGCTCCTCAAGCCGCCGTGAACGTCAATGCACCGGCGGACTCCAGCGACACATCGAACGTCACTTCGCCATTGTGCTCGCCGGAAAATTCCAGGCCGGAGATCTGGAACAGACCCTCGATGGTGCCGAAATCCGGCACGATCACCTGACACGCATTCACTGCGCCGTCGAAGAACGCCTGCCGCACCAGCGCATCCGATGCGCCGTCCTTGAACAAGCCGCGACCGGAGACCGACGCCCGCTTGACGCCGGCGCCGGCGAGCAATTCGCGCCAGCGGTTGACCGACTCCGCATGGGTGATATCGACCAGTTCGGCATTGAATGCGATCTTGCGGCTGCGAAGCCCGGCGACGGTGACGTAACTCGTCCCGTCGAACATCTTGACCAGCAGGTCCTTGCCTTTTTGCGCGCCCATCGGCTGCTCCTCACATCAGGTTTCGGGTTCGGTGACGGCGCGAAAGCGCACGACCGCGTGATAAGTCCGCCCATCGGTTTCGCGGCGAATGTCGGCGACGGCGAAACGCAGATTGACGAGCCGATGCCCGTCCGGCGTCAGCGGCGCATCGTCCAGCGCCTGCAGCAACGCGCCGGCGATGTCGTGCGCCTCCTTGTGGCCGCCCTGGCGCGACCACGCATGCAGCGTCAGCAGATGCTCCTGCGTCGTGCCGCCGTCGGACGACGCATCGGTCAATCGCGCTTCGCCCAGCGTGACGTAGGGGAACAACGCACCGCGCGGCGGAGCGTCATAGATGCGCGCGCCGCCAAGCACGGCAGCAAGCCCGCCATCGGTGGACAACGCTTGATGGATCGCGGCGCGCAGCGCCACGTTGGCTGAGGTCATGATGAGTACCGGAAATTTTTGAGAAAGATTTCGTCATCCTGATGTGCAAGCGAAGCGAGCCTCGAAGGATGAAGAGCGATCCTGGCCCATCCTTCGAGGCGTCACGCCACGCGCGACGCACCTCAGGATGACGGTCGCACCTGTTGCGTCGACTTCACTCCACGCGCAATTCGGCGTCGATCTCGATGAAGCGGCCGTTGTCGCGTTCGCGGATCGCGAGGATCCGATAGATGCGCGCACCATCCAGCAATCGATGTTGCAGCGTCAGCACGAAATTGCTGCGCATGACGATGCGCGCGGCAATCGTCGCGCCATCGGCATCGGCTGCCGTATCGTGACGCCCGGCGAGTTGCGTCACCTGCGCCCAGGCTTTGGCGAACGTCGCGTAGCCTCGCGTCAGGCCGCCCCGCCCGTCGGGCACCTCGACCGGCGCTTCGATGGTCAGCCGCGTGTTCAGGTTGCCCGGATCGATCATAGCGACAGCACCCGATAGGACGCGATCATGGCGCTGACGCTGCCCGGCAACATCGCGACGCTGGCGCCGATCGCAGCCAGCCCGCGATGTTCGTACCAATGCGCCACCAGCGTGCGCAGCGCATGGCGCAGCACTTCGGGAACATCGGCGGCGTTGTCGCCGAAGCCGACCGTGACATCAAGTTCGATACCCGCCACATCGCGCCCCGGCGCCGGCAGCGACCATTTCGGCGCGGCGATCACGCCTGCCGCCGCATCGATGACGAACTGCTCGGCATCGATGGCGCTGGCATTGTTTGCCGCGTCGTAAATCCGCGCTGCCGTTACCGCGCGCAGCGGCGCCAATCTCGGTGCGATGCGTCCATCGTTCGGCCAGCGATCCAGCACCAGCCGCCAGGTCTGCGTCAGCAGCCCTCGCCGCGTCAGTGCCTCGATCTGGTTGCGCGCCGCCGCGATCAAGGCGCCGATCAGCGCGTCGTCATCGTCGTGTTCGACGCGCAGGAAGCTCTTGGCCTCGGCCACCGACAGCGGCTCGGCCGCCGGCGCGGCCAGCAGAATGGCGGACAT